GCACCTCATTCTCAACCAACTTCCGCACGACCACATTGTAGCCGTCCTCTTTGGACATCTTCCGCATTCCGAGAGCATGGCGACCGGCGTTGTAGACGGACGCTCTCAGATTTTTCTGGCCGGTCGGCCCGCTGTCGAGCGGCACGAAAAAGCTGTCACCGACCTCCATGTCAAACCACGGGTACACTCGCGCTCCTGCCTTCTGGCTTCTGGGGAGTGGAATGTTGTGCTCAATTCCATAGACAGTCATGGCTTATTCCTTCCTTTTGTTGGTGGATCGCACACATGCTTACATCACTTCAAAGTTGATCTCTACTGGACCACCCAGCAGGGCTTCCAGTTCGTACTTCAGCAGGAGGAGAACGACCTCCCGCCTCAAGGCTTCCTCGTCCTCATGGGGTGCGAGATACTTGGCGCACAGGACAACATCGTCCACCAGCTTCTTCTCTGCCCCTAAAGACGATTCGCTGAGGGACTTCTTACGTTTCATCTGCCACCCCCCCTCCTTCGTGTAAGATGGTTGTGGAGCGCCTCGCCCACACCGGCTATGCAAAGGCAGAAGAACGCCACGCACAGGAGCATCAAGGAGAACTCCACATCCCACCCATAGGGGCCGCCCATCAATTCATGGCCTCGTCAGGGGTTAGGTCAGGAACTTGGAGGGAGCCGCCCTCATCCAGATAACAATGATCCCAAGCGTCACGAATCATTAACATCGTTTCGGCAAAATCAACGAGTTGCCGCAATTCCTTTGATTCCAAGAAGTCATACAAAACATCCCCGGCTTCCTTTGACGTTTCGGCGGTCGCGATGTCTTCAACGAACTCAATGATCTTCAGCGAGACTAGAGCGCCACAGGATACGACCACGGGCACCGGGAAGGTCTGCCTCAACACATTCTGGGCAGACGTATCCTCCTTAAAGGGAGGGTCTTTCTGCTCGTATGCCGTGATGAGGTCGGACAACGAGCCATGCAGACCTTGGCAGTTCGGGGCGTCACATTTGTGGTCAGACATCAGCACTCTCCGCAGGGTTTGCCGCTTACACTTGTGGGGCCACCGCAGCGGGGGCAGTCCATCGAAATCGTGTGGCGCTTGGGAGAGCAAGCCGCCATGAATCGCTTGCTGTCAAAGAGGGGGTTCGTGTCGGCGCAGAGATTGGCAAAAGACGCGACAAGCCCCCTCCGCCAGTGGAGGGATGAGGGGCTGGCATTCGCCCCTGGATGGTGTTCCTCAAGAACACCAGCGATAGCTACGAAATGTTTGCGTGTCATCTGGTCGCCTCTCTGCGAGTACGGGTGGAATACCAGCGTGACCAATGATACTGACACATCCACCCTAGCACAAGGGCGGTATATATTACCTATAATATAACGGGCTACTGTTTACGGGGCGCCCAACAGCGCGCCCCCCCAGTTGCATTGGTTAGTCTGGGGGGTTAATATAACGAACATTCTCACGGGCATTCTTGGGGATTCTCCCAAGAAACAAGGGCCAAAAAGTATGGCGCCACCACCGCCGCACAAAAACGATTGGGCTGTCCGCTCGTTACGCGAAATGATTGATAGCTCTGGCCGTGGCACACCTCGATTCGCCCGCGAAGTCCTCGTCAGGCCACCAAGCACTATATATAGGTGGCTCTCTGGCGCCCGCCCGATCCCGAAGTGCGTCCGTGATTTTATGATAGGCGAGTGGCGCATTCTCGACCCCCCACCAGTAGCATCAACCACCGAAGGAGGGCATAGTGAGCAGTCCGACATTTAGACAAGAGTTGGTCAACTTTCGCGGGAGGGATCTCCTCCAACAAGCGATAGCAAAGTACGACCTACCCATCACCGCATTCTATTGCACGGTTGTCAGCGGGGCACTCCTCCTCTTCTCTGGAGGGGCAACGCTTGGGTCCGTTCTGGTGACCCACGCCTCCAGCGAGGAAACCATTCTCACCTTCGTGATCCTCTCCTCGCTTCTTTTGATCGCCCTGGCCGCATCGGCTTGCTATTACTGGGAGCACGTTTCCGAGAGGCGGGCAGCGCTGCTGTCCACCTTAGAGTTGTATATGGACGCGCAAGCGGATGTTGCTGCCTACGCCAACAGGGAGGCACAATAAAATGGTCGCCATGTCAGAGGAAGTCGGGAAACTCGCGAATGCGCTGTGTAAGGCTCAACGGGATTTGGGCATAGCCGTCAAAAATCAGAACAACGAATACTTTGCTTCCCCATATGCCGACCTGACCGCCGTGCTAGGTGTCATCAAGCCAGCGCTCGCAGACCACGGCTTGGCGATGGTGCAGTACCCCGGCTACGAGGATGGGTGTGTGACGATGACCACGCTCCTCGTCCATGAGAGCGGCGAGTTCATTGAATCGCCCGTGGCGTCGATTCCCATCTCAAAACGCGACCCTCATGGTGCGGCCAGCGGCATTTCGTACTTGAGGAGGTACTGCGCGAGTAGCCTTATGGCGCTGATAGCTGCCGACGATGACGGGAATGCCGCCGTGGGTCCAATGCCGAAGGGGGCCAAGCGCACCAAGGCCACGGCGACCAAGAAGCCCACGAAGAAGCTCACCGAGAGGATCGAGCTGATTGAAGTAGCGAAGGACTGGAACGAGGCCGAACACCTCACGGAAAGCCTCAACATGTTGTCAGGACTCGTTTCTGCGTGTGAAGAGCATGGCGGCGTAGACGACAAGCACCTCAAGGCGGCGGCTGGCCTTCTGGCCGAAAAAGGCCCCATTGAGCGAGTTGAGAAGGCCATCAAGCATCTGGAATCGGAGGTCGCCCGTGTCTAGGCGCCACAAAGGCTACATGGACGAATTTCTAGTGGAGCCACCGGCCCCGGAGGAAGATGTGGCAGACCCCCTCCAGCGGAGCCTCTTCGGGACTGACCCCCACAAACTCTCGCGCACCCTAGATCCGCAAACCTCCCACGCAGCCGCACATTCGATTGACACCACACGGCTTGAAGAACTGGTGTACAAGACAATTCGTGATGCGGGACCACGGGGGATGATAAGCGACGAAGTGCGCGGGACGTTAGCTGACCGCGACCTGTCCTACTCCTCGGTTACGGCGCGATACGCCGCACTGAAAGAGAAGGGATTGGTAGAATATTCTGGATACAAACGCCCCGGCAAGTCCGGTCGCAACCAAAACGTAATGGTAGCCACTTCTTGGCGGGCGCAGGATGAGGTAAGGGCGCTGGCGGCAGCGCAACGCAACGCCGCAATCAAACAATAATTACTTATGGTATGATCTCACCACACCAAGAGGACGTAACAAATGCCTGACGAAAAAAAGTTTCCACAAGGGCTGTTCGTGTCGCGCCCGAAACCTTCGGCGCCCGATTTCGTGAAGGGAAGTATTGGCATCAGAGTTGAGGACTTCCAGGCATGGCTGTCCGAAATTCCACAGGAGTTTTTACACCTAGACAAGCGCGGCAAAGCATGGCTCCGACTCGACATCAAGGAGGGTTTCCAGGCAGACGAGGAAACTGGACTCAAGAAGTGGTATTCTCAGGTCAACGATTGGAAGCCGTCTGTCCAGAAGGATGAGGAGGAAGGTGATGCCCTGCCCTTCTGAGCTTCAGTCGCTCGCGGACCAGTTGCTACCGGGGCTGATCCGTGAGATCGGAGCTACGCAGGACGAGGTGAGGAGAGCTTCCGAGCGCTTGGGGAGAGTCCCTCCGGCTCTGCTTCAGAACGGCAGCAAGGCCGCTCTGGATCACGCCAGAACTTCGTTGGACAAAGCGAACGACTACATCGTCACCTGTCTCCAGTGTCTCCATAAGCAATACCCGTCGAAACATGGCGAAGGCTAGGGGCGAAGCCGCAGTCTCGCTTGAGATCCAGACCTTCCTCAAGACCATCGGCTGTGGCGTGTACTCCACCGAACAAGGGTATCGGAACCCCAAGACAGCGGGACGAGGCGGGACGAGAACCACACCGGGTATTCCCGATCTTCTGGTTTTCGGCATCGGGCCGGAACTCCCATTCTTCTTCGTTGAGGTCAAGGGTCCGGGCGGGAAATTGCGTGATTCCCAGGTAGCTTTTCAA